ATATTCCGATTTTCTAAATTTAAATTTATTTTACTTTGAAATGTTTTTGTATTATGACACTCGAGACAAAGTAATTGCAGATTATCTTCGTTGAGAGTAATAGACTCATCTTGATAATTAGTTTCATCGATCTCTATGATATGGTCGACAATGCTCTTGCTATGAATTAAACGTCCACACATATCGCAGCGCATACGCTTTGTTTTTCTGATTCTATTTCTCAGAGTTCTCCAAGGTTTCGTGTTATAGAACCTAATCTGCCAAGCTCTGAACCAGTCTGAGTGTTTAGGATTTTTAAAATAAGCCATCGCCTACACCACTCCTTCAACTTCTGGATTTTCACATGATACAAATATATCAGATTCATTTTGTCAATTCTATATCTTTTTTTGACAAGATTTATTTTTGAGTTTTGAATTTATGTAAAATATCTCTGTTGAATTAGTTATATCTTATATTTTATCCAATTTTGTTTCACGCTCAAAAACTAATGCGGACAATGCTTCAGGCCCTATTCAAAATATAAACTAGAAACTTCCTCGTTATGGATAGTTGAAAAAATCAAAAAAATATTAGAGGCTAAAATTACTCATCTTAGTATCAAGTTCATCTTGCCTTACACAAATATAAATTAGTGTGACTGCTGGACTTGAATGATTGAATAATGACATCAAGTCTGCAACGTTCTTGTACTTCTTGTAGTAATGATAGCCAAATGTTTTTCGCATCGTGTGAGTTCCGACATTATCAATGCCTAAGTCTTCAGCAGCTCTTTTAAGAAACCAGTATACCGTCTTATAGCTAAGTGCCTTGTTCTTTCCAACACGACTCTGAAATAGATACTCATGTAGTTCTTTATCTTTGACAAATTCCCTCAATTCATTCTTGAGTGGTCTTGTCATTTTGATGCTCTTATATTTCCCCGTTTTCTGTTCCCTAACTTTAATGTGCCAACCTTGAACATCTTTAACCTTTAGTTTGAGAATATCGCCAACACGAAAACCTGTATTGATTCCCAAAAGAAATAACATATAATACTTTTCATTCCAAGATGATAGATAATCCTTCATGGCTTGGATATCATCCTTGTCTCTTAATGGTTCAACAATATTCATAGTTTTGCTCCTTTCAAAAAAAATAAAGCACTAAGATTTTCTCAGTGCTTTGGATAGTATCAATCTATCATTTTCTTTTTGTCAATGCTATACTTTTTTTTGACAATTTTACATGAACAATAACTTTGCAAGTGTATCAAGAATGACTTCACGTCTTCTGTAAATCTGCTTACTATGCCTGTATAGATACCCAGTGTCACCATTCTCCATAATATGCCAAACTTGAATCCAATCATATCTAGTATGTTCTCCCCATCTCAAATGAAAGATTTTTTTATCATCAGGTTCAAGTGCGTCAAGTAGTTTTGAAATTGCTGTTTGAAAGTTTTCCAGTCTTAAAACCATCGGATCGCTTGCATAAGCAACCGCTAGATTCTCCGACCTGTTGACGAATGTTCCGCCTCCACTTGCACCAGTATCATCAATACCAGGAACAGTTAGATGTTTCACTTCGTACAATCTTTCTAATTCATGCCTACGCTGACCAATAAGTTTATCAATCTTCAGGTATTTATCATCGAGTTCAAACTCAAGATAATCTCTCCGTGATTTTGTTAAATTCTTTTTGCCCAAACCTTACCTCCCATATATCTTTTAGTTTTGACCCACTTGATAATCTTACCATCGTTATTGTTGTTGAAATAATCTGACAATCTTGCTGTTGGACTTTCTTTATAGACCACTTTTTCGACTACCTGAATTGCAGGCATCATTTCATCATCTATCCACCCAACTAACCAAGCAGGATTTACATCATAGGTTTTAGCAATCATTTCAATTTGCTTAATAGATGGATATCCACCTCGCTCATACAAATGAATTGTGTTTTGGGAGACACCTGTATCTCTGGCCATATCTTTGACAGAGATACATAGGTCCTCTCTAAGTTCTTTCAATCTCAGCTTCATCTTGCTCTCCATTTCCTAGTATTAGCCTTTATGAACTCAGCCTGCTCTTGCATCTGCTTCCATTCGTAATCCATGATAATTTCAAGTTGATTATTACAAAGGGCTTTTAAGAAATCATTTTGAGCTTCTAATTTCTCAATATCCTTATAGGCTCTGTTATACAGTTCATCTTCCAGAAATCTAATGTGCTCTGCCATTGCTTCCTGAATGATGATGTATGTTGGTTTCTTGTACTTTACCATCGCAATACTACCTCATCTCCAACTTTCACTTTCTCGTACACTTCCTTCGTAACCACGAACACCCCGTAATCACGAATGGTAAGCGTGTATAGCTTGCCGTGTCGTCCTTTCTCGACCACCTTACCAAATATCTCAGCGCCTGCGTTATCCGCTTTATAGATGATCATCGGGCGCTTTTCTTCTAGTTTTTTAATGTGGATACTCTGCCAGATGTTTAATCCAGCAGATAATAATATCCAGATAGCTATGAATCGTTTCAATCTGTGACCTCCTCGATAGTGAATTTAATTCGATGACTTCCAATGTTGAAAAAATTATCAACAGCTATTTTTCTTTCACTTGATACAATTTTCATTGCAGATTCCATTACTTTTTTGCCAAATAAAAATTGATTTTCATAAAAGCGTTTTTGAACTTCATCTAATTTTTGGTAAGGTGAAAGATAGTTTTGTTCAACTGCCATTTCTTCTTCAAATCTCCTCTTTTCATCATCAGGAGAAAGGGAATGATTGTAGATTTCTGGAAAGTTCAGCTCTTTTAACTTCTCCAACCCTCTCATCATCTCTGAATAAGCATTTCTTTCTTTTGCGTGTTTCTTATAATTTACAACGCCTGGTTGTTGTTTAGCTAAAAATTTAATCTCTGCATTGGAAAGCTTGTACTTGATGCACATCTGAGCATCTATCCAAAAAACATCTGCGTCTCCTCTATGCCAGTTAAAATCATTTCTTTCTAAATCTAATAGCAAATCAACCACTTCTTGACCACGTTGGCTTTCTATCAATTCATTGTCAACAGGCTTAGTTGCCATAACCTCGGCAATCCAGCCTAGCCAAACACTGTCTTCCATCACTCCACCTCCTCAAAATAACTGTGGAATTTACTTAAATTTATAACAGCGACCTCTTCAACAAAATGCTTTTCAATGTCAAAGTCTGGGTCATCTTTACTAAACTCTTTCTTAATGGCTTTTTCAGCTAGTGATGGTAAATCGAATATACTTGCTCCGTTTTTTAAAGCAAGCGGATTTCCATGTTGATTCACTATTCGATAACCCACATCAAACGGTCTGATTTCCCTTGGGACTTTTATGCATTTACTTTGATTCTTCATTCCTTCTTCAAGCGTTTGTATCATACTCAACCTCCTCAATCTCAATCCCTGGACAATCGAATACCCAACCGAAACCAGCTTCTTCGAGTTCTTTGCGGGTGTGGTATACATATATCGTGTCTTCGTTGTTATCATCTTCAAAAAACCAACATTCTTCTGTTTTGTCGTGAATTAAGACGCTATTTTCAGAAACTCCTTTTACTTCAATTTTATAATGCTTCTCTTCCTCGACCTCGTAGCCGTCAAGTATGGCTTTTATTAATCTTTTTCTGTTTTCAAGTTCCCTGAATCCTTCACTCAAGTCTTTTAATTCTATGCCATTGTTATCTGTTAAATAATAACCCCAGCCAGTTCTTGAAACACGATATAAAGCTGTTGTAACATCACTTTCACAATTAAAATCAAACGTTTTAAGGAATTTTGCTTCTTCCTCAGATACTGTGATTTTTTCGAGTTCAAGTTTCTGAAGCACTCTTAATAACCAAGTTCTGTTTAGTTTGATTGTATTTACGAGTATTCCATCGTTGTAAGGCATTTTTTCAATTTTCTCAATCAATTCCTGCTTATTCATCTTCGCTTCCTCCATAAATCAAATAAACTGCAATAACTAACTGAGACATGCCTGGTGAATAGCCAATCCAATCATCAAAGTCCTTAGATTTTGGCAACCAATCCTTAGTGGCTCCTAAATCATAGTCTTTAGGTTTTTCATCAGCGAAGATACATTCCATCACTCCCATAAACGTCATGCCATCTTCTGTCATTTCCCAGAAATAGTCCGCCCGGTCTTTTACCGCTTGTGGTAAATCTTGTTTGGGAGGCTTGGGCTTCCCGTCTTCTACCGACCAGCCGTATACTCCATTAACTTTTTTCTTTAATTCTTCCATCATCTTCGCTTCCTCCAACTTGTTTTTAAAAAATCCAGCTCTTGCCCCTCATGGCTCAAAGACACAAGAGCTAGCAAATTCTTTATACGTCATTCGTCCAAGTCTGACGCATATTCTAGCTCGCTTTTAACGTGGTTCGCGGCACGTTGATTTTGTTGCTAAGTAATAGCAATCTACAGCGCCATAATCAAAACGTACATCGTCTTTTCCGATATATTTTTTGAATCTTGGTCTAGTAATACCAGAGAAAGCCCACTGATGGTCTTCCATATGGTCAATAAGATCATCGACATTGTCAAACGTCCCAAGGTAAAACTTGCAGTGCCCATTGTAGATGAAGTAAAGATTTAACATCACTCCACCTCAACTGGGTAGAAGTTCCCAAATGAACCCCTCAACGCCTTGCCAACCTGTAAGGCTGCCGCCCGAGAAACAAACCGCAAGGCTTTCTTCTCCTCAGAACATGAAATGTCCAAACCAGTCACACCGATAACAGCGGACATCAGAAAGGGCTTATCCTCTCTTGTACCATGTCTTAAAATAAACATCAGCCACCTCCATTCTCAAGCCTTTCAAGTAATTCACGTTTCCGTTTTTCAAGCTCTTCCTTGACCTCCTCGCTCGTGGTATTCACATAGTTAGGTTGTGACCATTCAGGAACATTTGATTTTTGATTCCCTGACTGATCCTTGATTTTACTTTCTTTGTACGCTCGCTCACGTTCATCGACTGCTGCAATCGTCAAAACTCCATCGTTTTTCCAATTCGTCAAAATCGCTCTGATATAACTAAAATTCCTTTTACCATTGTCAGCAGCAAGACCAATTGCTTTCAGGACAACTTTCGCTTCCATTCCATCAAAAGTGATGAACTCTTTCAAGATTTCAAATTGAGTTCCATCCAACGGAGCAATACGAGATTGATATTCTTCCACGATGAGCTCGACTGGATTTTTATCTTTCTCTATATCTTTCTCTATATCTTTCTCTATATCTATATCTCCGTTGCAAGTTGTTGCAATCGTGTTGCAATGCAACCCCTTTAACTCTCTGTGCTTGCGACTCCTACGAGTACTCGCAGTTTCGCTCCCGACCATCTCAGGAACCTGCTCCAAAAAATAATCTCGGTCGGATTTTTTGGTTAGCAGGCCTTTACTCTCTAAGAAAATCAATGTAATTTTAATATCTTCAACGTTTTCATCAATAACAAGAGCAATTTCCTCGGCTAAATTATCAGCCAATCCATCGTAGTAAATATGCCCTCCATCTTCCAAGCTAATTAACATCATTTTGAGATAAATGATGGTATGTGTATCTCCACCAGCAATCTTTCGAAGTAGTTTCATCTCCTTTGACTTAAAAAAGTCTTGGGCAAGTTGGATCCAGAAATACCGCTTGTTTTTTAACGCCATAATCTCATACCCCACTTCCTACGGTTCGCACGGTATTTCATCCGCATATCCTCATAAATGTGCATACCCTCTAGCGCCATCTTCTCAACCTTCAGCAGCTTATTTTCAGAGACCACATCACGGTAGTCCTTGGCTAGTTTTTCATAGTCGGTTAGGTATTCTTTGATGAGTGATATTTTTCTATTCTCGTCCTCTAAATATATTTC